AGTATTATTTTGAGCGCACGATCACGCCACGCATCTACATCTGGCAGGCGCCGGTAGCCGCAGGCGTTACGCTCTTCTATCACCGCATGAAGGTGCAGGAGGACGCTGGCGCGTTCACGGATAGCATGGATGCTCCGAACCGCTGGATGGAAGCCATCGCCGCCGGGCTGGCCGCGAAGCTGTCCGTAAAGTTTGCGCCTGACCGTCTACAGTTCCTTCAGGGCCTTGCCGATGGCGCCTATGAACGTGCAGCCGCTGAAGACCGTGAAAGGGTGCCACTCCGCATCACCATTGATCCAACCGGGGGCTACTGATGCAGTACGCATATGGACAGGGGAAAAAGCATCGGACCGGACCCGAGTTCGATGCGAAGGATCCAAAAGCAATCGCAATCTGCGATGGCTGCGGTTTCCTTGTGCAGCACACCCACCTCCGGGAGAAGAAGGACTATCGCGGTGGCTCCACCCCGGTTGGGCTGAAGATCTACGTCTGCGCTTCCTGCGACGACGTTCCTCAGCCTTATTTTAGCCGGCTGCTCCTGCGACCTGACCCTGTGCCGGTAAGGAACCCCCGTCCGGATTCACAAGATGTGCAGACGGACGCTCAGGAAGTCGCTGCTAACGCTTTCTCGCTTTACCTCAATCAGTTATATGGACTGGCATAATGGCTGACATCAAGATCACTGGCCTTACAGCGGCCACAACCCCGCTCGCGGGCACCGAACTGCTGGAGATCGTTCAAGCCACATTTAGCCGTAAGGTGGCGGCTTCTGACATCGCGGCAACGGCAACTAACGTGCGCACGGTCGCAACTGGCGGCACCGGCGCGGCAACGCTCACAGGCTACGTCAAGGGCAACGGCACCTCCGCGTTTACGGCGGCTGCAACTGTGCCATACGCCGATCTGGCAGGGCGCGCTTTTGCTCAGCCGTCTAGCTCTGCGGATCAGACTGGGAACGTGTTAGCGGGAACCGCTGTGACGTTTAACACCGACCTAACCGGAACTGGCATTAGTGTCGTTGCCAGCACACAGATTACGTTAGCAGCCGCTGGTACGTACATGCTGGCGCCGGCAATCCAGTTTGTGAACTCGGCAGCTGCCGATTCCAACGTCACTGTATGGTTCCGTAAAAACGGCACCAATATTGCAAACTCGGCAAGGATTCTCACGGTTCCAAAAACCGGTGACGGTGGATCCGCCGTTTTCAGCGTGAACTTTTTTGATACTGTCACAGCAGGGCAATACATTGAAATTATGTGGCTGCCGGCAAGCGTCACTGTAACGGTTGAAGCTTTTGTTGTCGGGGCCATCGCTCCGGCAGTTCCGTCGATCTTCTGCCCTGTGATGCGAATCGCCTAATGATCGAGGAGCTTATCTCACGCGTTTTCTATGCACGCAATCTGGCGCACTTCGAGCATTGGCGCGCCAAGGGTGAGGGCAGTTATGCCAAGCACATAGCTCTGGGCGAATTCTATGACGGCGTGATCGACAGCATCGATCCGCTGGTCGAGGCGTATCAGGGTGCGTTTGATCTCATTAAAGCCATCCCAGTTCCCGAGCAGACGATGAGCGATAGCCTGAAATGCCTAGAGGCTGACGCTAAGTGGATTGAGGAGCATCACGAAGAGATCTGCAAAGGCAACCGCGCCGTTGGGAACCGGATTGACAACGTGACCGGTGTCTACCTCGACGCCATCTATAAGCTGCGGTATCTTAGGTAGCGGAATTATTTATGGCTGAAATTGACCAGACTGAGGCCCGGCTAAACACCCATGAGGAGGTGTGTGCAATTCGCTATGACGGCCTGTGCGCCCGTCTTAAACGCCTTGAAAACATCGGCGTTGGTGCGGCGGGCACGATCATCATGCTGCTACTCACTATCGTGCTCAAGATTAGCTAACCACCGCAGTCTGTCTGAAAGGCTGCTTCACAAGGTGATTTATGGCAGTCAATCAGTATGACATTGACCCAGAACAAGACGCCAAAATAGCGGATGCTGCGGTCGAGCATGGCAGCCAGAACATGGCCGCCCTTGCCTTGGGGATGAGCCGGGCGGCTGTGCAGAACGCCTGCCGCCGTCATGCGGCGCGGGCAGCCGCCATACTATCGCTCGACAGACCCAAGGCAGACCCGCTGCCGCCGTCTGATCTGCCGTTCGCAGAGCGGCTGGCGTTGATGAAGAAGCGCAACGCCTTGCGGATTGCGCACGCGCAGGCGCAAGCATGGCAGACCGTGCGGATACCAATCAAAGGGCCGTATGGTATCTGTTGGTTTGGGGATCCACACCTCGACGATCCGTACTGCGATCTGATCGGTTTTGAGCGTGACGCCACAACCTGCGCGGAAACCGAAGGGCTGTATGGCGCAAACGGCGGGGACTCAATTAACAACTGGGTCGGCAAGTTGGAGCGCCTTTACGGCGAACAATCCGCCACGGTGTCAGAGGGGTGGGAATTGGTCGATTGGGCGCTGAAGGACTTGGGCGTTGATTGGCTGCTGTGGATTCTGGGCAACCATGACACATGGAACTACGGCAAACGCATCTTCGACGGCATGAACACCGAACGCATCCTGATGCGCGATTGGGACGCCAAGCTACAATTAATCTCACCATGCGGCGGCGTCACCCGTGTCTGGGCGCGGCACGACTTCAAAGGCCATTCGATGTACAATGAACTGCACGGCCTGAAGCGGGCGGCAATGATTGACGAACATGCCGACATCTACGCAGCGTTTCACAGGCATACTTTTGGCACCGGTCAAGGCGAGTTTGCTGGCGGGCGGCGGTACACGCTGGTGCGCGCCAAGGGTTACAAAGAGTCCGACGACTACGCGCTGAAAGGTCAGCTTGCAGAACAGCGCAGCGGACAGTCAGTGGTCACGGCCATCACGCCGCGCAACGGCGCTGCCCCGGCGGTCAGCGTGTTCGAGGACGTGCAAGAAGGCGCGGCCTTCCTGACGTACAAGCGCAGAAAGGCTGGTCTATGATCGACCTCTTGTGGTATTATACCTTCCGGTACGGAAAACGCATGGGCGTTACGCAATGAGCATTACTCTCGGTCCCCGGTCTATCTCGCGCCTTACGGACGTGCATCCAGATCTAGTCCGCGTCGTCCACCGCGCCGCCGTTATGTCCAGTCTGGATTTTGCTGTGCTGGAAGGGTGGCGCAACTTGGATCGTCAGAAGCAACTGCTGGCACAAAAAGCCACCAGAACGCTTAATTCTCGGCACCTGACCGGGCATGCTGTTGATCTGGCGCCAATGATAAGTGGCAGTGTGGCTTGGGACTGGCCACTTTATCACCGGCTGGCTAAGGTGGTGAAGGCCGCTGCAGCGCATGAAAACGTCCCCATCACTTGGGGCGGTGACTGGCGAAATTTCAAAGACGGACCACATTGGGAATTACCGTGGAAGCAATACCCATTAGGAGAGTGATATGAATATCGTAACCTTCATCCTGACGCGGCTCAAGGAGCCATCAACCTACGCCGGCCTGTCGGGCCTTGCGCTGGCCTTTGGTATCTCCAGCGATCTGTACACCGCTGCATCGTCAGCTATTGCCGCTGTTGCTGGCTTGGTTGCCGTTGTTTTGGCAGAGAAGCCTAGCGCGTGATTAAACTCGTGACGCTCCTGCTGTCGCTACTTGACCGCCTGTTTACTCACAGGAGGGACGTGAAGTTGCAGACACAGGGGCGTCAGGAAGCGGTTAAGGAAATGGACGATGTCATTAAACACCAAATTGAACTTGGTGAGGCGGCTGTCGCTGTGCCTGACCCTGTCCGCGATGAGCGGCTGCGCGACCGTTTCGACCGTTCCCGTCAATAGCTACTGCGCGATTGCCCGGCCACTTGGCTATGACGCCACTAAAGATACGGCTGAGACAGTAGCGGCGGTAGAGGCCCATAACAGCAAATGGGTTTGCTTATGCGAATCAGATTGTCCTGCTGGCGTAGCCCCATGAAAGTGGTATAAGGTCGCATCATGGCCACAGCGATGACCTATAGCAGCTTGCTGAACGACCTCCGGAATTATCTGGAGCGCGGGGCAACGCTTGCGACGGATCCTTCGGTCTACCTCCAGCTTCCCAGTCTTATCGGTCTCGCTGAGCGACGCCTTGCCCGTGAACTGAAGATTCAGGGAACCGTCACCGTCGTGTCGTCGACCCTGACTCAGGGAGAAGCTACCTATTCCAAGCCAGATCGCTGGCGCGAAACCGTCAGCATCCGGGTTGGCACTGGTGCTGGCTACAACGTCACGCAGGAAGTCTTCCCGCGCGCGTATGAATATATACGTCAGTACTGGCCGAACCAAACGCTAACCGGAACGCCGAGGTTTTATGCTGATTATGATTATTCGCACTGGTTCTTCGCGCCTACACCGAACGCCCCGTTCCCTTACGAACTGATCTATTATGAACTGCCGCCGCTTCTCGGTGACGACGTTCAAACGAACTGGTTCACGGAATACGCGCCAAACGCCTTGCTCTACGCCTCGCTTATGGAGGCCGCCCCGTTCCTCAAGAACGAAGAGATCATCCCGATCTGGCAAGGATTCTACGACCGATCCGTCGCCGCGCTGAACGGCGAAGATATCCGCCAGATTGCTGATCGTGGCATCATCCGCAGGGAGGATTAAAGGTGCCCAGTTTCACAAACACTTTTGGCGGTACAAACATTTACGCTGCAAACGTCAGCTATCGCGCCATTGCGCTGACTGCCAACGTAACGCTGACATGGCCGACTGAAGTCGCCACCAACACCGACGTCGTTTCGTCCATCATGGATGTCACACCATCTGCGGGCAGCCTCACGATCCGCATGCCTGACGCCACTCAGGCTTCGGTCGGCGAAACGGCGCTGTTCTTCAACGTCGGCGCGTTCTCGTTCACGGTCGCTGATAACAGCGGCAACACGATCCAGACGATTGCCTCCGGTGAAGCATGGCAGATCTACATGATCGGCAATGCAACCGTAAACGGCACATGGCGCGCAATTGAATACGGTGCAGGTACGTCGTCCCCGTCCGCGAGTGCGCTGGCTGGGGCTGGCCTCAAGGCCATTACCACGACGCTCAATCAAGCCGCGCCAACGACATTGCTGTCTGCCAATTACACGCTCACGTCCTCAGATCGTGCTCGCGTCCTCGTATGGAAC